GGAGATTAACCCGGTGCAACGAGGATGAATAAGCATATCGACGTCACCCGCAGCGTTCAAAAGTTTCCTATTTACTGCGGCTACGCTATCGACAATCGCGGGGGCCTTATCCTTCGCCAGAACAGTAAATCCTGCCTCTCTAAGTATGCTAAAGTCCGTTACACCAACCGCAGCAGACGTCTTACGGGCTTTACCTGCGGGGTCTGGATAGCAGACGATCCTATGCTTGGGGAACTTGTTACGGATCAGCCTAGCTAGCTCTTCAGTATTAGCCGTCCCCTTCGACTCGTCAAGGGTATGAACTTGGTTACCACGAATAGCATGGAACGTTGTGCAGTTAAGCATGATGTTAAAGTCAATAGCACAATGAACGGTCTCGGAGTCATCAAAATATGGGAGTGTCGGATCTACATGCAGTTTACGATCAAAAGTATGGAAGAGAGTTAGACCTGATTCTTCAAAGCTTGCTTCGTATTCCCTTGCAAATTTCAGAGGGTCCGCGTGCTTTCTCGCTCTCTCAATTTCCTCGTGTGAGAGAAGTGGAGAGTCTCTGTAAGTATAGGAAAATGTCTTCCAACGATCGTCAATATGCTCTCTCTGAGCTAGGTCGTAGAAATAGTCTTTCCCCATTGGAGTTGAAGGAAGCAGAGCTCTACCTGGACTCATTGCCCCTACAGCAGCTGCTTGCTTTGGGGACCAACGAGTTACTAAGCAGGGTTCTAGAACAGATTCCCAGGCATCTTTAATAGAACCACCTGGAACAGACCAAGTTGGTAGTTCGTCTGCGATAATAAGGTACTGTCCTGAACCACGAAGTCGTTCATACGCATCAGCGGACCAACAACGGATCTCAGTGCCATTACTAAACACAAACTTACCATGAGCTCTTGAGTGCTTATCACACCTAGACTCTAGACCAAACTGGTACGCAAGCATAGGCCAGTAAATATCTGTAACCTGAGTATGAGTACCACAAAGAAGAGCAATGTTCTTGTTAGGAATAGAAGCATCAAGCTGCTCTAACTCACTAACCGCTAGTGTGGCTGCAGAACCAGACACAAAAGATTTACCCAGACCTCTAGACCCAACTACTACAGCAAAGCGCATAGCCCAATTAGGGTCAGTAGGTTTAATAGGCTTAAAGAGGTAACTAATAACCTCAGATTGGGCCCTATGAAGCCGTATTTCAGTCATGGTGGTCCTTAGGAGAAATATTTGACATTAAAAGAATTATATAAAAAGCTAGCTGATGATAATCCCCACTTAAAAAAGGGAGTTATTATGGCAGCTGTCAAGGCAATACTTGATGAAATGAAAGCAGCGCTAAAGAATGGAGACACTGTTAGTCTTCATGGCTTTGGCAGATTTAAGCAAACATTAACTGCTAATCGAAAGATGGATTGGCTACCAGAGGAATCGAAAGGGGTAAAGCATACCACTATCCGATTCTATCCTTCAAAAGTACTAGTAGAAAGAATTAATAAGCAATGAGCGATTTTCTAACTGTTTGGATTTTGTCTAACTTTACTATTTCACTGTTGTATGTGTTTCGACATGCTCAGGTAAAGCAGGATAGCCTAGGAACAGCTATTCTAAAGACAGCCGCATTTGGTCTTCTTGGGATTTTTGTTGTTCTAACTCATCTTCTTTCACAGCAGAAAAAGCCACCGCAGGGGTAGTATCTCTGAGGAAGTTAGAGAGGCGCTTAGCAACAAGAGCTCCACCTGGCCTACTAGCAATCTCATCTAATAGGGGTTTAAAATTAAGAGGCTTCTTCATTCTTGGTATCTCCATCTAGGGATAGAAGAATCTTAATAGGCTCACGCTGATCAGAGTCTTCAACAGTAATTGTGGGGGCTTTACCATAACGGTAAGGCAGCAAGGTCTCTAAGATCTTAGTCTTAGCGTTGATGAGGTTACTAAGCACCATAGCTCTAGGAGCATTGCTGTTCATCTCTTTTGTTAAGAGGTCATCAATCTCATCTAGTTGCATAAGCAAAGCTTCAATAGGATCAAACTCTAGATCTCTTAACTTATCCGTTGCAACCTTGTGAGCCTTCATCCCTGAGGATAGCCTATGCCCGGATATTTTATCTTCTTTTAACATGCTTATTGCTTTCTCGTTTACTTGATAGACAGGAGGGTCAGATCGAAACTTCTTTTGTTCTGGATCATAGCCCTTCTTATAACCGTTAAAGCCCTCTTTGGATTTGTTCCAAGAAGGCCTTTTTCTGTTGAAGTGGTTAGATTTAATAGGCAATGTAAATAGTTACAGAACCTTCAGATAGTTCTGCCTTATAATGGTCATACTTAGCGAGGGTAGCCTCAACTTCTTCTCGACCAATGGTGAATACATCTAAAATAGTATTAGCTGAGTCACTAAGGGTTACATCAACAGTGTCATTAAGGCGGGCAGAAACTTTGGTTTCAAAATAATCAGAATAATTCATATATATGGATCTCACTTTCTTCTTTAACGCTAAGAGGTGGAAAATGGAATATTTCTTTGTCTACGGAACACTAAAGAGAGGAAAAGGAAATCACGATATATTAGGAAAATCACTTCTAGTAGATGCTAAAGCACTGACACTAGATAACTATACTTTATACAATTTAGGATGTCCAGGCGCTGTTAGAAACCCTAAAGGTAAACCTGTTTTAGGGGAGCTATACGAAGTCTATGACTTATTGACTATCGATAGGCTTGATGCTCTAGAAGGTAATGGACATTTCTACACTAGATACAAAAGACCTATTAAGGCTAATTGGGCAAACAACAATAAAATAGATGCCTGGATCTACGAGTTACCAGACACTAAGTGGGGCATGGCAGGCTACTGCCCTATTGATGAGGCTACTGGCGCGTACTATTGGAAGTAAGAGAGGGCAGGATGATGAAAGACAACAGTTTCTCAGAACTAGTTGAACAACTTAATAAGAAGTTCGGACACACCTATTTAGAGGGGGTGCTGGAAGAACCTACCGAGCAACAAGTCGATGAAAAACAACTAAAACTACCTCTTGCCGCTAAAGCAGAAAGGAAAGGTGGCTGATTGAGTCATTTAGAAAAGTTAGTGGCTGATTTTGAGTTTAGAAAAAAAACATTAAGAGCAGACCGCAACCAGTACACTTATTTTCTAAAGAATGAAGATGCTAGAAGGATTATTCTTTATTCCTTCTCACACATTATTAAAGGTCTAGAGAGAAAGGCAACTCTAGTTGACCTTGCAGTTACTATCGGACGACGAGTGAGGCAAAAACTGAAGCAGCAGCGATCTTCTATTGCAGCTTGCCAAGTTGGTTGGTTTATACTTGTGTCCTTCTTTGAAACTAAACTTATAGACTATACCTTAGAAAAGACAGACAAGCGAGGGCGTAAGTCTAAGCATCGAAGCTACAATGTTATAACCAAAAACAAGAAAGCACTTTTTGATTTATGGGATGAGATTGCAGCATTAAAAGAAGAAGTTGATCTGTTTCCTACGCTAGATCCACCAGCTCCGTGGGTAGAGCCTGTCCATCCTCTTGGCTACTCTCTTATTAAGAAATCTGCTCCTGAGATTAACAGGCAGATGCACCCTGATAAACAACCATTAGTGTTTAAAGCCTTAAACAAACTAGGCTCAACACCATGGATGATTAACAAGCCGGTGTTAGATGTAATTGAGTACTTTCTAGAGCAACCACCAGAAGGTAATCCATTAAAGGCTAAAACAGAGCCAGACTACGAGAAGAGAGAGTCTTTCATTATTGAGATTACCTCTATTGTAAAGCTGGCTCGTAAGCATTTAGACTTAAACTTTTATCACCTGTACAACGTAGACTTCAGAGGAAGAATTTATCCTAACACTGCATTCCTACATGAGCAAGGCTCTGACAATGCTAAAGGGCTTCTGCTCTTTGCTAGGGGCCAGCCTATTAATGAGGAAGGCTTATACTGGCTGCTATTACACGGATCAAATCTCTGGGGTAATGACAAGGATAAGTTAGACAACAGAGTAGAGTTCTCTCTCGATAACTATGCGCTGTTTATTGACTATGCAACTAACCCTACTACTAACTTGGGCTGGACTAAAGCTGATAAGCCTTTTAGCTTTTTAGCTTTTTGTAATGAAATCAAACTCTTACAGGAGTGGTGTGATGCAGGTAATCCGCAGGAAGAGTTTGTTAGCCATCTTCCACTATTCATAGATGGGAGTAATAATGGCTCGCAGCACCTCGTTGCTATGGCTAAGGACGAAGAGTTAGCTCCTTATGTTAACCTAGTTCCTACAGCGCTGCCCGGAGATCTTTACGCTCTAGTAGCTAGCAAGCTATGGGATCGTCTAGAGAGGCAAGAAATGCAAGTCCCGGCTGTAGTATACCGGCAACTTGATTATATTATGAAGAAAACAGAAGAGCTTCAAAAGGAGTATGAAGATGCTCCTGCCGGCTCTGAACGGAAGGCGCTTGCTTACACCGAGGTCCAAACTTGGCGTAATAACAACAGAGCACTGAGAGAGGCACTTTATCCTGTTTATTGGAATAGAATCAAGGACTTGAAGCTTCGAAGAAAGATTTGTAAGCGAGGCACTATGACCTTTGCTTATGGCTCTGTGCCTTATGGTATGGGTCAGCAGATCTGGGATGATACTCGAGAGCTAAACGAATACTTGGGTAGACAAGAAAAGCTCTGGTCTTCACTTCTCGGTAGAGACTTGCATAAAGCCTGCCATGAAGACTTAGAAGGCCCAGGTAAGCTATTGAAGCTATTCGAATCTATTGCAGAGAGATACAACGAGAAGCATGAATACATGCACTGGTTATCTCCTGTAACTAACTTTCCTGTTACTCAAAACTATAGGCAGCCAGCCAGCTATAGGACTCTCTTGTCTTATGGTGAAGATAAGCTACATGTAGTGGTAGAGAATTGGGAAGAGGCTACGCTAGACAAAGAGTCACAGCGGTTAGGTGCTTCACCTAACATCGTGCACAGCTTAGATGCTGTTCATATGACCATGGTGATAAGCTCTGCGGACTACGACATCGCAGCTATCCACGACTCTTGGGGCACTACCGCAGGCCATATGAGTGACTTGTTCGTAAGGGTCAGAGAGAAATTTGTAGAGTTGTACGAACACGACCCTCTAATGGTTATCCTTAAACAGCTAGGAGCTGAAAAAGAGATTATCAAAAGAGGCAGCCTAAAGATTGAGTCTATTCTGGACTCTGATTATTGCTTTTGCTGAGGTAAAAAATGCTGAGCTTGAGCAAAGAGCTATCAGGCATACTAAAAAGTAGATAATAAGGAGCTATCATGAAGCTAACACAACAGATTATTAGAACTATTGCAATTAATGCATCAAAGCCCTTAGAAGTAGAGGTTGACAGGCTTAAATTACAAAAAGATATTGTAGCTAAGTCAGGATTCTCAGAGGAAGACTTTAGGACCTTAGAGTACCTACAAATGAAGTATCCTAATAGAGTAGGTTTAAGTGAGTTAGGTGATAGCTGCTCTGTTCATTATTC